CCTTCTTTTGCCAGTAAGAAGAACAGTTAAATTATCTATTTCTGAGTTCATTTGATCAACAATTTTTATAAACCTATCAGGCCCTTTAATGAGTTTTGGGCTAATTAAATCATTACCTTCTGTATCTCTTTGAAAAGAACCTACTACGAAGGATTTTTTAGGAATGCTATATTTATCTCTTAAAGTTTCTTTGTCTTCAATGTCAAACCAAATATTACCATTTACCCAAAACGGAATATACACTATTTTCTTATCCGTTATATTTTCTAAATCTTTTTTAGTTTTTGTTGGAAGGTCTTGCAAAAGGTTGTCTAAGTCTTCTGCTGCTGATTTATCATCGATACCGAGTTTGTCCTTTACCCAATCTATAAAGCCTTCTTCAACTTTTTGATTTTTTTCTAAGTTGACCTCGGTATATAATTTTGATAGGTCAATATATTTTTTGATATCGTCGTTGCTCATAATTAACTCCCAATAACAGCTTTTGTATTTTCAGTATCTTTAATATCTGCCGATTCACCTTTTGGTGCACTTTCCATCGGATCAATTTCACGTTCTTTTCTAGCTGTTTCTAATTCTTTTAGTAAATCCATTACTCTTGCACCGCCAACTGATTCTTGTGCGCTTTCACCGCCCATATCTTCTGTTGTTAGTTTAGCTTCATATGGACTATCATCTTTTTCAGCTTGTTGTTCTTCAATAGGATCAAACTCACCGCGTACAACAATATGACTATGGGGAACATCACAGCACTGTACTAAGTATTGTTCTAAAATATGACTTGTAGTTGGATATTTTAATTCCACTTCAAATGTTGTTACTTCCATATTTTGTAATTGTGGAAAGTCTGCTGGTTTTTCCATAATAGGAGTTGACTTGCCAGCACTCATATTAATAACCTCATACTTGTTAAGATTCATTTCCATATGATCTTCAAATTTCTCTGGTAGCTCACCTGCTACACGTACTTTGAATTTATATGTTTTTTGTGACTCAGTTAAGAATTCTGTAAATTTTTTCATAATGTTGTTCCCGTTATAAACTATTTATCCATGTTTTTCAATTTTTCAAGTAAACTATTACGATCTGTAACAACATATCCGTCACCGTTTACAATATCACCTTCATTACCTGAAGTGTCTTTGTCCAGTTTTTCCTTCTTAAGTTGTAGTTCTATCATTTTAAGTTTCTTGTCCATTTTAGCTACCTTAGCATCTAGACTTGTTTTTAGCATACTACCAGCAACTTCAAACACTCGACCGCCGTATCTAGATTCAACATTCATGCCTAAGTCCATTAGATCTTCATAGCTTTGTAAAGCACGTTCTGCAATATCATTAAGTTCTGCGTCTGCTTTTTCGCCAAGCCCTTTAACACTAGGTAATGCACTAGCAATTTTATCAAACTCAGCAATATCTCTAAGAGTTTCTTCTTGCTCTACGATAGCTGTTTGAACTTTGGACTTTTTCTTGTCTTGATCTACAAGATCTTTTGAATCTGGTAAATTCAATAGTTCTTCTAATTTTTTAGTCATGTTGTGGTACCTTTAATATACACACTTATTTATCGGATCATCGCCGGCCGTTGTGAAAAATGTCGTCTTCTGTAACTATACGGAATTGTATGCTATTTTGCTTACAATACGCATATGCTGCTTCCCATTTGGCTTGATTAACTATCCACGCCGCTTGATTTGCTCTACTACGCCCTAACTTTTCTCTATGTGTTTGATTAGCAGGCTTAACTTCTATAAGTTCTACTTTTTGTTTGCCGCCTCGATCAGCATATGCAATAAAAAAGTCTGGTACATATATTGTTTGTTTTCCAGTAAGGGGATTTCGATAAGGTATTTTAATAGCTTCACTAGCCCATTTTGCTACTGCTGGATGATTATCACAGAATTGCATAAAAGCAAACTCCCAACTTGATCTGTAAGTTGGTGTCTTAGTTCCTATATATTTCTCTGGAAATTTTGGATTGAATTTACCTTGAGCAAATCTAGCCATGTTACACTACTACGTTGCGTTTTTCAAGTGTGTCAACTACAGCGTTACTTTTAAATCCTAATGTGCTAGTATTAATTCTATTGTAATTTAATACTTCTGCAACTACTGCACTTAGTTTTGTTTCGTCAAAGTCTTTTAATGTGTCGAGTAATACAAACACTTTTATGTCATCTAATTTTGCTTGTTGGAGCAAAATTGTTCCTGTACTAATTGCTGCTGATCTATCAAAACCTCTTTTTTCAAAAAATGCAACTACAGCATCAACTTCATTTGTACTAAACTCTAATTTCTTTGTAAAGTATTTGTCAAAAAATTCTGTTACTCGTTTATCGCCAGATTGTGTTTGTACTGGTAAACTGCTATTTGTCATGTTCCGGTCACCTTGTTTTCTAATGATCTCATATAATTTGGATTGGAAGATTGTGCATTATGTAATGATTGAGCTTGTGCTCTAGACACACCAGTACTAGCTTGTATATCTTTTATACCTTGTTTTTCAACTGCACTTGATAATGCTGCAGGATTATTTTTTAAGAAACTTTTACTACTAGTTACTGCCGCCGCAACTCCTGTAACTGCCGCCGCCAGTAATAAATCTTTACTACCGCCTCGTCCGCCATTTTTTGGAAAAAATGTTTGAGCAACTCCGCTTACATTTGTTCCTGTAGCTTGTCCAATTGCACTAGTAAGTATATTAAAGCCCTCTTGTCTTATACCTTCTTTACTTAAATTTCTTACGTTGCCAATAAGTTGTGCGCCTTGTAATACTACTAGTAATGGATTATTATATGCACCACCGCTTGCAATAAATGAATATAAATCCATAGCCTTGCCTATTGTTCCACCAAGTCCTAATTGTCCACCACCTTCTAGTGTAATAGGACTAGGAGTTGTATCATAATGGTCTTGTCCAAATCCAGTAGGATCTCCTTGTCCGCCTATTGTAGTAGGACCTTGATCATAAAACACACTTTCGTATGCAACTGATATACTATTAGTCATAGTGCCGGCGCCATCGGAATTGTCAACAGTGTCATGTGACCAATTAGTTAAAATTGGATTAACTAAGGTATATGTTAAATGTTCTTTCCTTGACATTACACTAATTTTTATAGATTTAAAAAATGGTACTCCAGGATTGTTTACATCCATACCAAATTTATATTGATTTCTACTAACGCCTTCATATGTACTATGAGGATTAGTACCATATGCTCTACCGTTGTCTTTTTGTTGGTTACCGTCAGCAAAATAATATCTATAATATGCTTGGAGTAATGCGGTTGTTAACCCTTGATTGTCATCGTGGAAATCAATGTTTACTGGGTCATACTGAACACTAGTTTGGAAATTCTTTTGTCTGTTATATTTTTTTCTAGTTTCTACATTTGCACTAAACTTAGGTAAGTCAGCACGTTTAACTAGCATTCCGATTTCATTTAATCCCGGACCTTCAAACAATGCAGGAAGTATACCTTTAGCTTCTAATGCTATTTCAAAGTTTACATGATAAGTAAATTTTGCTTTCGGTGCAAGACGTAAGCCGTCGTCAACATATAGTCGAGAAGCGTGTTGGAAATCTGCTAAATTTCCTTTTGGATTAAGTGCTCCGTTAGCAATTGAATCGAGCAATGCATTGAATTTATTTGCCATACTAATATTTATCCAACTTATTAAAGTACGTATATAAAGAAAAAAGGGAGCGCAATGGCTCCCTTAAAAAAGACTAAATGAATTTTATTTTTATTATGCGCCGCCGCCAGTAACTAGAGTGTTAGTTGTACGTCCGATAGCTGTGCCAATACCTGTACCTTGTGGTGATTGGATTGCGTTATCGTAACGAATGTTTAGTGTAACACTTACTGGATCAGTTGAGTTTGAATATGCTAAACTGTTGTAGTTTGCACTTTCACAGTAACAGCCGTATAGTTCAAATGTTTCTAATACATTTGGTACGTTTGCGCCATTACCACCGTCTAAGATTTCAATACGTGTAACGAATTTGTAATCTTGTCCTGATGCTGCACTTGACTGCTCATAGAAATCAAATTGTTTCTGAAGCTGTTCGCCAACTAGTTTTTGTACATTGTTGTTTACATCTTCACGTAAGTTCAATGTAATTGGTTCCCAAGTATGTTTACCTGCTAGGTACACACGTGAGTTATATACGTCTAGTGTCATTTGTTCAAAACTTACGTTAGGTCTAGTTACGTCAATAACTTGTTTTGTAAGTTCTGTTGTTGGTGTACTAACGCCAAAGTTTTCCAAGCTCACTCTAAAGCGATATTGGAGTTTTGGCATTAAAAGTCCCTGATTACTAGCGGAATCTCCGCTAGCCAGTGGAACTGTAATTTTTGATAGTGTTGAAATTGCCATTTAGTCTGCTCCTGTTATATATATTTATCAGTTTAAAGTCCTGATATTTCTCCAGTATTTTTAAGTCTTAGTGGTATGTAGATAAATTCTACTGCCTTAACAGGTTCAATAGCAATGTCTAAGTATAGTTCATTTCTATCAATTCTGCTTGGAGTATTGTTTGATTCATCACAAACTACTAGGTAATCATACAATCCACGCTGTCCAACTAACTCAAGTAACAAACTTTCTGCTGCTTGTTTAATCTCATCACGTGTAATTTTATCATTAGGCTCAAAGATATATGGCTTAGCAAGTGTGTTAAGTTGACTACGTAAGTAGATAACCAAACGTGCTACGTTAATTCTATCTAAAGCACTTGCGCCTCTTGCACGAGTTTTTTGTCCAAAGTTAACAAGACCTGCACCTGTAATAAACGTAATTGGGTTCACACTG